TGTGAATATACTATTTATCTCGGGTTACAGGAACTGCATGTAGTATTGTTCGACTCGTTTGAACCACATATCAGTGTACTTGACAAACTCAGCACCTTCTACAATGAACTCTTGATAAGCGCAAGTAGGGTCGCACATAAAAATAACGCCTTTTTGAATCTTGGTTCCATGAACTTCGTTATGTGCATTAGCATATGCTGCTAATTGAACAAAGTAGTCATCAATCCACTCACGCTTCTTAGGCTTGTTCGTTTGCTTGTGATCCATGATAGCTTCATCACCCGAGTGAACGCCACACAAGTCAGTTGTTCCTGCATAAACTTTAGGATAATACAATGGAACTTCAGTTCCCCAGTATTCAGTGCAGTTAATCATGCCTTTCTCAATTATAGCTTTAGCCATTAGATTGCTTTGCATAGAGTAAGGGTTAGATCCGGGTTCACCTACTATTCCGGTCTTTACATAGTCTTCAAGCCACTTGTGCATACGAGTACCACGGCCGGCAGCTTCAGTTGTAATCTCTTGTGCTTTTGCTACACCAACTCGCTTGCGCCAGTTCTGTAGTGCTGCTTTTGATTCTTCTGATTTGGTTGCGTCTAGGATTGTAGTAACGCTTGGTAGTTTTTCACCATCGGGGGTAGCGTATCTGCGAACGCCATCGATAGTTTGTCGGGGAATTGCTACGTAGTTATATTTGTTTGGGATGTACATTATAGTCGATTATAGTCGATTATAGTCCAACTGTCAAGTTATTCGGTCAGTGCTTTTTACGGTAGTCGTTTATCGCAGCCTTAATAGCATCTTCAGCTAGGATCGAGCAATGGATTTTGACAGGCGGCAAGGCCAGTTCTTCGGCGATGGCACTGTTTTTAATGCTCGCGGCTTCATCCAGCGTCTTGCCCTTGACCCATTCGGTCACTAGAGAGCTGGAAGCGATAGCTGAACCACACCCATATGTTTTAAAACGGGCATCTTGAATCACACCGGTAAAGGGGTCGACCTTAATTTGTAACTTCATAACGTCTCCGCAAGCCGGAGCACCTACCATGCCGGTACCAACAGAATCATCGCTCTTGTCAAAAGAGCCGACATTTCGGGGATTTTCATAGTGGTCAACGACCTTGTCTGAGTATGCCATTATATTCTAAAACTTTCTCCGCAACCACATCGGTCACGTTCGTTGGGGTTATTGAATTTGAATCCCTCATTCAATCCATTGCGCACATAATCGATTGTCATGTTGTTGATGTAGGGGCAACTTTTAGGGTCTATGAAGACCGAGCAACCATTACACTCGATTAAGAGATCACCATCTATTTGAGTGTCAACATACTCAAGTACATAAGCAAGGCCGGAACAACCTGTAGTTTTTACTGCTATTCTAATTCCTAAACCATTGCCGCGTTTTGAAAGTGTTTGTTTGAGTTTTTCTGAGGCTTTTTCTGTCAGACTAATCATATTAGCGAATTGCCTTGCTTGCCATTTGCTGACGAATCTTTTCATTTTCGTCTTGCGATTGATCTATCGCTGTATCTAAATCACCTTCTTGTCCTTTGAAGGTAACTGTGTCATCGTTTACGTCTGCGATAATATTTTTCAGTGGTTCTTTCTGAACCATGTCGAACAGATCAGCCTTGTCTAAGCTGATTCCATTCTTGTTTAATACAGTTAAGAATTCATCAGTTGACATCGGTTCATTCGCTGATTTAAGTTGATCCGTCACGGCGACCAACTTAACCCTCAACGGATCTGCATCACTGAATTCGAATAGACGCATGTTTAACGCTTTGCGCGTCCAACCATCGGCATTGGTTCTTCTGCTGGTTCTTCTGCTGGAAGTGCTTCGCTACCCATGTCAGCACCATCCATATCAGCACCCATCTCTTCACCGCCCATAGCACCCATATCAGCACCCATGTCAGCACCCATGTCAGCACCCATGTCAGCACCCATGTCAGCACCAAAACCGCCGCCGCCTTGTCCAGTGATGACACCTAGTGCACCTAACAATCCTGTTTTAGATTGTGTGATAGCTGCTTGCAATGAAGTCAATGCTTCGGATACTTGGCTATTGAATTGTTCACCTTCTGATGTACCGAATTCTGAGTTAACACCGTCGACTACTGCTGGAAGTTCTTTGACTAACATATCAGAAACTTGTTCAACCATCTTTTGCATGGTATCAACCATCTCTTGTGCAGCTAGAACGACTTGTGATTTCTCAACTTCTTCGTTCTCTGTTACGATGCGAGTGTTATACATAGGCATTGTGCGTAGATCACCGTAATGATGAGTTAATGCTTGCTCCATGAATACTAGTTTCAAGTAAGCAGGATTTTGTTCCCCACTCATTGAGCGTCCTTTGGCTTCGGACATAAGGCCTTTGACCTTAGTAAGCATTTTTCTAGTCTCATACAAGCCCAATTTATCAACATTGAATGTTGTATTGAAATGCTCTTTCAGAGCCTTTTGTGCTACTGTTGTTTTTTTGCTGTTGAATTCTGTAAGTTTCATAGTTCTTCCTAGATTACTAATAAAGTATTTATCATTTTCTAATTTATTTTGAGGAGTTTATCTCAAATTGTCTGTATTGCCATGCTTTGCATCGTTCAATAAAGCCATTCATTTCGGTCGTCATTAGCTGCTTTTTGATTCTTCCTTCATGCAACTTGTTAAGAAACAGTGCTTGTTGGTCTGAATCTTTGGCCCGTTTGTACAAATTTTCGTGTACTATCATGTTTTGTGTAACCCCGGATAATTGTATGTCTAATATCAACACTCGACTAGAACCATTAATGTTCCCGCATATGTCCAGTGTAGCCCAAGTTACTGCATTTTTCAAGTCCAAAAAGGTGTGCGTAGTAAATGTATGTTTCTTTTCAAGCACATACCCTAATCGAGTTTTCTTAATGATATAAGTACCAAATAAGTTGTAACTTCCGTCACGGTCTTGAAAAATTATCTGTCGTTCTAATGCTGTTATTTTCTCTTTGCTGAGAAGTTTATTCAGTATGTCAAACATTTTAGGTTCGTTAAATTTCATCAGGTAACACCTCAAAATATATGTTGCGTAGCTCGGGACTTGCATCTAGAAATGCAGGTAGCTTTTCCCACTCGGTTCCTACTTGAATCATAGGTACACCATCACAGTCTGAATACAAGTATCCAAACTCATTAATTCCATCATCAAACACACTATGAAAATTGACAGTGAACTCAAAAGTCCAGCATGAATGAGGTTCTGTTTCAGTTTCAAATAAGAATCCAAACTTATCAAATTCAGTAAATGTTATGGGGGAACATGTAGGATCAGTAATGTTCTCGGGTTGACTTCTAAGTGATGCAACTTGTAGAATAGTGTCAAAGTTACATTGAGTATTGCGTTGCTTTTGCCACTTAGGATCAGGGTTATTAGAATTTCTTCTGTTAGTTACGCCGGTCTTCGTAATGTCGAAAAGCGTGTAGCATCTAATTTTTAATGACATACACTATTTATAGAGGTAAAAAAGCCCCTAAATATTAGGGGCTCTTGAAATCAAGTTAATTGATTAAGCTGCTGCTAGTTTGAAACCAACGTCAGTAACTGCTGCACCAGACAAGTCGTAACCTGCTACTGTACCTAGAGCACGAACTGCAACTTGCAATGTTGCTGCGGTCCAAGCTGCTGTTGGATAGATAGCGATAGACATGTTGTTAGCTGCTGCACTTGCTTCTACTTGGTAGAAGTGAGTTGTTGCCAACTGAGTGATACAAGTGATAACTGCCTCAACAGCTTCGTTAGTATCCATTTCGCCGGCTGGGCTAGCACCTAAGTCAAGACCAAAGAAGTCTAACTTAGGACCAGAGAACATTACTGGTGTACCAGTAGCGTTAGATCCAGTACCTTCTAGGGTGTCGATTGCGAAAACTGGCTTTGTATTGCCGTGAACTTTAGTTTGAATTGCCATAATATATTTCCTTTTTTGTTATGAATCTTTTAGATTCTATACTTATTTATGCAAGGTAGAAAAAATTAGTTCCTACCGGCTAGATTCTGGCGAGAAAATCCCATGCGATTCACGATTTTGACCCCGTGAGCAACGAATCCCTCTTGACTCTGTGTTCCATCTGCTAGATAGCCCTTTACCGGGCTTTCTTCTGCTGCTTTAGCTAGTTGAGGCTCAATTTGCATTTTTAATGTATATAGAGCAATCCATATAGTAAATGCTGACTGTATACCTGCTTCATTCTGTCCAAAATGCTCAGTAAGTTTGGCACGAATATTATCTGACATTGGACGAGTCTTGAAGAACTCGTAGAAGTCACCGACTAAATTGTTTAGATTACCTGAAACAATCTTTTTATTGATATAGACAGTACACATCAATGGGAATACAGTTTTAGTTCCAACTGGGGCTACTAACCACTTATCAACAGCCGGACCATTCTTATTAATTACTTGTTGAACTTTAGCTATGTCTGCTTTGTTGAGCTTCAACTTGGGGACACTTGGCATTGCTGCTGGAACGATAGCTACATTGCCACTGTTCTTCAATTGGCCGACCGTACCGTTCAATAATTGAGCGTATTGTACATTATCTGCTTCAGCGGGAATATACTGGTGTACTGCGATTCCACCAACTTTTCCCTTGATCAACTGACCGATTTCACTATCTGCTTCAATCGTATATGCAATACCGTTTGGATTAGCTTTGAACTTATACAAGCCATCCTCTTCCTTTAATGGTTGACTGAATAGCAAGTCGCCCCAATAAAAGCCTTTACCGGAGTATGCTTTTTGCAGTCCTGGCCATATTCTAGCAATGATGTTAACCAAGTCTCCGCGGACGATTCCACGAGCTTGGTCATACGCTGCAAATGCTTCCGGACTAGTGACGCGACCAGAGCCGTCTTTCTTGTTGAACATATGCTTGTCGCACACTACGAATTTTCCGTCTAATCCTTTACCAAAGATCAATGCAGGATACCCGTCCCATTTGATAGTGATGGCTGCCGGTGACTTAACTGTCTCAACGATGGCTTGCAAGCCACGATTTGCTCCCGCACTGCCACTGTGAAATACTAAATCTTCGGGGTGCTCTACGTGAGCTTTTGTTAGCTCGTCGGTTTCGACTACGGCGTTAATTGAAGTAATCTTGTCAGCTAGTGTTCTCAAGTATTCCATTATTTACCCTGCTGTGCTATCATTGCTGCCATTTTGTTATATGTAGGATCACCGGGCATAATTTTTTGTCCACCGATCGTGATAGGTTGTAGTTTTGCTGGGGCGGCCGGTGCCGGTGCGGGGTTTGGCTTGCCTGTTATCTGGTCAAAGCCATAAGGCGCTTCTGCTTCTCCCTTGTCACGATTTTGTTGCATCTGTGAAGGACTTGCTTGACCCGTAGATGTGTCGTAGGTTGACGCTGCCGGCGGCGCTGCTGCTGGTGCTGCTGCTGGTGCTGCTGCTGGTGCTGCTGCTGGTGCTGCTGGTGCTAGATTATTAGCTT